AATCGACGCTTCTTCGGACGTGGGCTGCTGTTGGTACTGCGAGTTCCACTGGAACGCAGGCATCGAAGCCTTGGTTCGTTCTAACGCAGGGAGATCAAAGAACTCCGGCCATAAAGGTTTCTGTATTGGCTTACCATCTTTGTCCTCAGAGTCTAAAATAGCTGGAAACTCAACGATTTCGTACTGATCGGCCATCTCATTCTTGACCATATCGTTGGTTACACGCCCTGTCAGGTCGTCCATATGCCATCTAGTTTGGATAATAGCTACGCTACCTCCGGGCATAAGACGAGTACGAGCACCAAATGTAAACCACTCGTATGCCTTTTCAAACACCACAAAGTTACCATTAATAACGTCTTGCTCAGAGTGCGGATCATCTACTAGTAGTAAGTGGGCACCACGACCAGCCAATGCAGAACCAACACCACAGGCGTAGTATTCACCACCCATGTTTGTGTTCCATCGTCCGGCTGATTTAGAGTCACTTGCAAGTTTTACTGTTGGGAAGATATCTGAGTAGGCTTCACTAGCTAAAATATTACGTACCTTACGCCCGAAGTCTACTGCCAAATCGGTAGTATGCGATACCATCATAACCTTTTTGTTAGGGTTACGTCCTAGATACCACGCGGGGTAAAATATAGATACAAGTTGGGACTTACCATGACGAGGAGGTATGTTTACACACGCTCTGTCTTTGTCCCCTCTTTCGATTTCCATTAGCAAATCAGCCAACATGCGATGATGTTTCCCAACTAAGTAGTCAGGTTGCATGATTTTACAGAATTCAATCAAATCGTCGTGCGCGGCTTTGACTGTACGTCTTTTATCCAGCTCATCGACGAGTTTTTCTATCTCAACTACTTCATCAGTAGTAAATGCGTCAATGTTATCCAACATATGCTGGATTTCTTCTTGGGTAAAGTCTACAGCACCGTCATTCACTACTTAATAGCCCTAGTTCTGCGTCTACATCTATGGTTTGGCCGTCTAAAACGACTTCGTCTACAGGATTTACCAGTTTTTCTAGCTTATTACGTAGTTTTGCCTTCAAATCATCCGTTGACTGGTGTGTAACGGTCACTTCTGACTTCTCTGCAAACAACCCTACGTCTGAAATCTTACCCAGTAACTCCAACGCTCGGATACGGACACGTGGGTCGGGGTTTTCTGTCTCTAATATTAGCTTATTTGTTACTAAATGACGCACAGAAACGGCTGACTCCACTACAGAGGCGCCAAATTCGGTAAGTATGTTGCTAGTTAGCACCAGCGAGGCTGGGGTCAGGTTAGCTATACGTTTGTTTGTTGCTTTTTTCGATGTCTTTTCAGGGTCATCGGCATACGCTAAAGCAATTTTAGCTGCTACGTCTTCATCTTCTTTATTAGGCTTCAATTCTAGCCCGTGTTCTGCCAGCTCTAAGGCCGTAGTCTTCGCTGCTTGCGCACGGACACTCAAGTCCACCGCAGGATCGTCATCAAATAGCGGAACCCCAGTCTCAGGTTCGAGTTTAATAGTCATATTGTAATCGCAGGTTGTTAAACCGGAGTGCCTTTGTAACACACTTATTTTCTATAAACAAGTGTAGGTGAGTTACTCATACCATTTATGGTATGCGATGCATGATTATTATACATTTCCGATCATACCCGGCTAACTATACAATACCGCCTCTTTTAACCCCCCACTGTATTGAGGCTATTTTGTGTTTGGTATTACTTTGTTTATTATTTCGGCGTGTGTTGTCGTTGTTACAGGATTATTGCTTATTGCGTTAGATGAGGGTCTCCCCTTTTAAAATTCTGTAGGGTGTAAAGCCCTTCTTGTTCTGCTTCACCTGTAAACTTGTTAGGGTTTAAGTTCATACCCGTTCTACGCCCTAACTCGTTTGCCCCCATAATAATTACTTTTTGCATATCTAAGGCTATGAACATATAGAAGTCTGCTAACTTGGGTGTGCGTAGATTATAGTAGTAGCGGGTAAGTGATTTATCTTCTGTTATCTTAGAAGGGTTTGCAGCTTTTACTTGTAGGGTAAACATATCGTTATTGTTTGACTGGCACCATAGGTCTACTCCGGAACGGTCTACATGGTGGCACTCTATACCGGCACGTTCTAACATATACATAGCAAAAAACTCCCCCACCCTACCTACATGCGATGAGTTGTTTACTCTATTGGATACTTTGATAGCATTTCTCCGTCATAGCCGAACACGTATATACAGTACAGTATAAAAAATTTTTTACAAGTTGGGTTTATAAAATAGGTGGGGGGTGTTCCTATATAGAGGGGGTAGGGGTACTGAACTCAGAAAAAAGTGATTTATTTGTGTAAATTGGTAATACATAGAGCGGCGGGACTCCTGCTGTGCCAAGTGGGTCATGGGGGCGGGGTAGGTGTCACTCTATATCGAATCATGGTTAAACCTACCATTCAGTCATTTGTTATAACATATGTTATAACCTTGTAGCCTATCTATTGTATTTGTGTGTGAACTTGTTAATATATAACCATCTTCAGCAATAACGCTGTTGATAACTATATAAGGTATTACATTATGAAAAACATTAACGAAGCAAAAGCACTACCTAAGCGATTCACTCCTAAAGCCGCAAAGCTATATGGCGAAATAACTAACAAGGAAGAAGGCGCACGCAAAGCCGCGCAAGCGGCCTATGATCAAATGATTACAGACGGTATGTTATGGACGGATTTTATAAGTCCCAAGAGTAAGGGGTCAACCGCTACACCGGAACTGTATGAAGAGTTAAAAACAATTAGACGGAAGGGGTTCGGAGCATGGGCACAAAAGCTATATGAGACGCCATCGAACGCACTCAATAAAGAATCTCAGGCTAAGAAGGATAAACTCCGGACACAGCTTAGTCGCAAAATGGCGCAAGATTCTAAAGCTCTACGGTTGAGACAAGACCCCGAGTATAAAGCGAGTCAGTCTAAATCGAAGGCACCGCAACAACCCATCCACGTGGTTAAGACAGATGATCCAGTGGTCAATGAGTCTAACAAGGTCAACGCTAAGATCTGCAAGAAGATAAGAGATTTACAGACCTACATTGAAGGTAACGCTCCAGTTAAGAGTGCTAACGACACTAGAGAGTTATTAAGGAAGGCACTGGAACTATTCAGTCAGCAACACTAACCAACTATGCCCCACTTCGGTGGGGCTTTTTTTTCGCCCATCAAAAAGTCTTTTGATACCAGTTCCAGTCTCCGCGTTGCGCCTCACACGTTGACACGTTGATACCAGTTATGCGCTACGCGTTGCGTCTATGCGAAATGTATACATATGTATACAAAATCGTAATGTTACCTTTTTACCCCCTAATGTTACCTTTTACCCCCTAATGTTACCCGAATGTTACCTTTTTTTACCCCAAAAAGTAACATTATCAGATTGTGCTGTTTCGTGGTTAATCGTTAGTAGGCATAGTTTGGCATATGTGAAAAAAGCCCCTTTTTTTATTTTTTATTATTAAAAGTTTATAATGTTACCTTTTTTAAAAAATTATGTTACCTGCAAGAATTCCTGTACATTGTTACCTCCCCCTTCACCTTAAAAATATACTCTCATAATTCTCCCAAAAAGGTAACATTGTAACATTGTAGATATATCAATGACTTACCGACCTACACACAGGTACAAGGTAGTACACATGAGTACACTATACAAAACAACACGTTTAGCCACCATTTGACATAAGCCGATAGGGGCGTATAATGGTTACATGGCTTGGGAGATTGAGCCTATACAGTAATACGTCCTAAGACGTTAACACAAACTAAATGTATACATATGTATACAAACCAAGAGAGACTAAGTAGACATTATGAATAACTTAAAAGAATTAGCAGGTGGTAAGTCATCACTAATGAAGGATCTAGATATTAACGTACCTTACTTTGATGCAACAACAGCACCGCAAGCAAGCGCACCATCAATCGGATCAAGTGCCATGTTATGCGAATTAAAGATCAGTTGTTGGACTGGTCGCAAGAAAGATAAGTCAGCAT